TCTTCTGGTCGCCGCCAACGACCACCAAGCTGCTACCTACAGGAATGATGGCGTCCTTCACAATGTGTGTGGGGTCGCTGCCACCTCCATCGTAAAACTCAACAGTGACTGTGATTGAAACGCCAAGTATGTTGGCCACGTTCAGGCCAATGATGGTGGTCTCTGTGGAGGGGGATGAAGGGCATGTGTAAAGGGTTGCACTGGTGGCATCTATGTCCCTTAGCGTGAATGTCTTAAAAGCGTTTGCCATGCGTTACCCCAGTGCGATTGCAAAGGCCAAGGCGTTGGGGTCACTCTCAGTGAAACCCTGTGCATTGCCCGATGCGTCTTGAAAAATCATCTTCTGAGCCGGGAGAGTGCAGAAGAGAGTCCTCGTTCCAGCGCCCCAGCTAACTGCGTTGTCGCTGTTAGAAGACTGAAGAATGGTGGTTCTAGCCAACGTCGTTCCCGACGCTGTGTAGGTTCCGATGCCGACCTCAAAGTCCGTCCCGTCCGTGCAAGCATAATAAGTTGTGTTGCCATCACCGACCGAGGAGAACGCCTCAAACCCTGTGACCGCACCGGCGAGGGTGTATGTTCCGGTGCCTGTCGTGGTCGAGGTCTCTTTAACACGGTCCCTTAGAACCAGAGCCATTACTTAATCTCAATAGTCAGGTTCGTCGCGTTGATGCGGAAGATGTCACCCGTAGCAATCTGCTTCGATGCATCCAGCGCACCGACAAACAGGATATTGCCGGAGGAGGATGCGTCAGCGACAAACGCATGAGTGATGGTCTGCGTGGTGCCGGTAGAAGCCGGGAACTCAATGTTGTTTGTGTTTGTCACCGTCTGCTGGTCAGTCGAAGAAGATGCCAGTGTCCAACTAGCAGCGTTTACCTGCTGCCTAGCATAGGAGCCAAAGGCGGCTTCTGTGAGAGACCCTGCTTCTGCGTCCGAGACAGCGGTGGCGAGGCCAACGTAAATGCTGTTGCCCGGAGATGTATAAGCTGTGTTCTTGAAGATGTGAGCAAGCAGCTTGTTCTCCAAGTAGGTGGTGGCGGCGTTACTGGTTGCCATAACTTAACCCTCGTTTCTTTGATACATATTGTCGATGGAGTTGCGTACCTGCTGCTCTTGCGTGATGTCCTGAACAGCCTTCTGGTACATAGCCATGTACCTCTCTTGCAGGGCGTAGTTCCTGTTGAAAGCCGCAGCTTCCACAAGACTCCCGTAGAGAAGTGCATCGCTTGCGTTGTCGGTCAGCCAGTTTGTCAGGTTTGAGGATGACAGGGCTGGGAGCCGACGCCGGTAGCTAATCTCGACAGAGATGTTGCTCCCCGGAGTTGGTGCGACGTACATCGTGTCGTCGTCAAAATAAGCGTAATAGCGAGGAGAGCCTGTCGCTGTACGGTCAGGCCAGTACTCCATCATAAACTCGTCAGAGCGCAGTTGGAGTAGCGTCCGGCTATTGCTTTCAATGAGGTGGAGGTTCTCCAGAGAAACCATGTCGGTTGGCATGGAGATGAACGGGTCATTCGCCGTAAGCGTCGAGGTCGCACGACGGCGAAAGGCGGGAATCCTGAGTTCCCGCGACAGCTTGAGTTCGGTGATGTCGATGAAGGTGTCGATGGCAGCAGAGAACTCTGTGCCGTCATCCTCCATGAAATCCTTAATGTTCTGAACAAGCGTTGTGTAGTTCATGGTGTGTTAGCCGTTCCGCCCATACCTGAGTGGTTGGTGCAGTAGTAGTAAAGAGTGGGCGCTCCACTCTGGACTGCGATTTCTGTGTAGGCACCAGCCGACCCCGGTGTGCCGTTTGTTGTCACGCCTGTGGTGTATTCAGAACCACTGCCATGTGTTCCGTTAGCAGTTGTGCTAAGGCGAAGGGGATGGCCACTATTTGAGGCATCAGACTGGTCGAAGCGGTAAGTAGTTCCCTCGTTAAGGGTGACTGTAGGAGAGGCTCCAGAAAGTCCAGCGATGTAATACTTGTTGCCAGTTCCATAATAGTTTGTTCCCGATGCAACGGTTACAGTCAGGGTTGTGTAACTCGGAGCCGCCTGTGTCACTTCGGCATCAGCCGTCTGTGTAAACTCGCTGGTTATTGATGCAGCCGAAGAGCCAGAAACCAGAAGCGGTGTAGCTGTCATCTCTGCCGACATCCGCATCGTGGCGGACATCAGCGTGAACTCATTCGTGCCAGCCGTGTGCGGATACCGCTGGGCAAAAGCCACCACATTGCTGGCTGGCTCCACACGGTCTGGGCGTGGATGCCGGAGAGCTTGCGCGTCCGAAATCTTTGCCTCGCCAATCCGGTGCTGCGGATGGTCAACATCAAGGCAGGACGGACAAACACGCAGACCACTAGGCCTACGGTTGACTACCTGCTCCTTGAGTTGGTCGTAGTCGTACTTGAGGCCACAGCGGTCACATAAAGCCTTTGACTTTTTGCCAGCCGCATAACGGGCCATTACTTCATCCGCGACTTGTAGACAGGCTTACCGCCATACATCATGCCCTTTGGCTTCATGGTCTTGCCGCCATAGGCCATCTTCTTGGCAGCAGCTTTCTTTGCAGGTGCCTTTTTCTTTGCGGCCTTCTTCTTGGTCGGGCCACCCTTCTTCATTTTGCCAACGCCATCAGCAGCAAAGTCAGGGACCATTTTCCCATCCTTGCCCTTGACCATTTTCATCTTTGAACCCGGCATCTCTAACTCCTAATAGCTGGGATAATTCTAAAGTCAGTGCGGTCCCGGTCTTCGGTGGCCGCAAGATTGAAGTCATCCTCGAAGAGACCTTTGAGGAGTTGCACCCTGTCCGCTACTTGCGGGTTTTTAAGGGCGATGTGGTAAGCCAGACCGGAAACAATGGCTGGCAAGAACCGTGTCGGAGCGTCGTACTGGTTGTTTGCACCGGCAGCGGAATCTTCAATCCGGCGGATGCGGTAGTACACCAGCGTGTATGTGCTGGCGTCCGGCACCGGCCAGAGCGTCACCTTCGGGGCGTCGCGTAACCGCTCAATGTAGATGCGGGTGGGACGGCCCTGTGTATTCTTGTTGTTGATTGAGGCGAACTCGCCAACGCTCATACGCTCAATAGAAAGGTCTGACTGCGAATATCCCGTGCCAGTCCTGATGACGTGGTCGAGAACGCTGACAGTGTCGGCAGGAAGCGTGTAGGTCGATGTGCCGCTGGTCAGAGAAAGTGTCTCTTCGTCAATGGTCCACAGGTTAATGCCACGGTTGGCAAACTCCTGCCCCATGAGGTTGAGGGACCGACGAGCCGTCCGAAAATCGTTACCCGAAAATGCACGTCCAAGACCGGCGCGTTCATACGCCTCTTCTATGATTTCATTGATGTCAAGATTGAACGTAGCTGTTCCAGATGTAGCCATTCTCTCATGCTCTCCAAGACATAGTCTTGCTCTTCTCGCTTCTCCCTGAGACGGCGAGCTTTGTTTAAACGACCCTGTTCCGCAGCAGTTGTTTTCCTGTGTTTAAACTGGGCCTTCCTGACCCTCCGGTAACACATCCCTATTTGCGGAACTTGGCTGTCTTCTTTGCAATCTTCTTTGGTTGTTTGACGAACTGCTTTCCAGCCTTTGTGCCTTTTCTTTTGGCTCGACTGGTTGCTGAGTATTCTTTGGACGAGAGTGACTTAATCGCCTTCTCTGGGAGATAACGCTCGCCTGTAGCCTTAGGACCCAAGGTCGAGTTCTTTCCACTTTTGGTCCTCCACTTCTGCTTCGACCACTTCGATAGCTTGTTAGAGGACTTCTTCTTGCCTGAGTATGTGCCGCCAGAGTCCTTGTAGTATTTGACCGCAAGTTGCATGGCACGGGCGGAGTGTTTGCCACCCATCTTTGCCTTTGCCCTAGCTTTTGCCGCAGCCCACTTTTTGGGGTCTCGCTTAGTAGCGGTACTCATTACAGTCCTTTCAGCCACATAATAAAGAAGTACAGGGTTGCCGACCCGCCGATTAATATGATTGGGAGAGCGGTCCACAGAATGATTGCGTCTCTGACCTTGGCCCGATGCTCCAACTCCTCCTTCTGGATTTGGCGCTGCCTAGCAATCTCAGCCTGAAGCCTTTCCCACTGACCGGGCTTGCCGAAATACTGGAAGATTTGGCGCATCTCTTCCCGCTTGGCCTTGAGGTCTTCCTGCTTGAAGAACTCGTCAATTCCAGCTTGTTCCGCACCTGTCAGCTTGGAAAAGAAGCTCTTCTTCTTGCGGCTTGCACCGAAGTTGAGTTCCGCTTCAGCCTTGGCATAGCGCGAAATCGGCCCCGAAAGGCTATGCAAATCCTTTCCGGCCTTAATAGATTTGGATATGGCGTCAGCGGCCATAGTACAGGCACTGAGCGCCGAAATCGGGTCAATCATTCCCCACCCCTAGTAGACGTTGATAGACCCTTTCTTGATGTGTTTTGGAACACAGTAAGCTGTGACCCTGTCCCTCTGGTCCATGAGGTAACTAAACTCGTAATTGCCGTACCGCTTCGACATTTCCTTGGCGAAGAAGTTGCACTCAGTGATGTTGCGGAAGTACATGTCCCCGCTCTCTAAACGCCGGAAGTCTCCAGTTCCGAGGTACACCATCAAGAGGAATACATGCTCCATTAGGAGACTTTGAATTTGCCGCCTTTTTTAGCTGCACCCATCCCACGACATGTCGGTCCGCCGTGTTTCATTCCCGGAGGTTTTGGGTTTGTGCTTTCGGCGTTCATGGGGCGACGAGGGTCGGCGGGATGGAACCTGCCGTTCTTTTTGCGAAACTCGTCAAACGCCTTCATCTTGGACTTGGGCCGCTTCATAGGCGGCGTACTAACTTGCTTGTTCATGTTGGCCCTCGCCATTGTCATTACTTCATCCACCCGGCTAAAAAATTTGCGAAAGTACCCGCTACCCCACCCAGCGCTAACATGACCCAGAAAGCGCCCTTCCAACGATTTGCCGTAGCTTTGAGTTCAGACACTTCCTCATGGACGTGGCGCACCTCATCAGAGAGTTGCGATATACGTTCTTCCAATCTGGCTAGTGTGACTTCTACTGGCTCGGCCATGGCTAACATTTCCATCGCCGCCGCGCTTGGCGCAGACGGCTGTTAGGGTTCTTTGCTGCTTTGGGGAACTTTTTCATTTGACCGGCGCTACGGGCGCAAAACGACTTGCGGCGCTTCGCATCCTTGCTGCCCTTTTTCACCTTGCCGGTGACGGCGGTCTTCAGCTTGCTGCCGGGGTTGGCGCGTCTATAGGCTGCCACACCCTTTTTAGTCATCCCCGCGCCCTGCTTAGTGGCGCGAAAGTTACCCGACTTGACCGAGGTCTTAATCGGGGTTTCCTTCTTTCTAGGCATGGAAAAGCGTCACCGACGATACGTTGGTTACATCAACGTATACATTTGTGGTGAAGCGAAGACCGTCGCTTGGAATTGACATGGTGTTAGCAGCATCAACGCCGGAACCAGCGCCCGGTGTTGTCAGGGTGAGAAGGGTAGTGCCAGAAGAACCACCGTCCTTGAGGACGATTGAACCCGCGCTTGCACCACGGACGTAATAGATGCTTTTAACCCGTGCAGGGTGGTTCACAGCCACACCATCTGCGGTGACCGTGGTGGTGGTAATGTCTGACATTATGTCCTCCTACAAGAAAAAGGGGGGCGGGTTGCCCCGCCCCTCCGTTGTTTAGGCACCCGGCGAGCCGTAGTAGGCCAGCGGGTCGCTGTAGCCGAAGCTGTAACGCTCACGGCCCTTGTAGCGGACGTTGCCTGTCTCGAAGTCGCCTTCCATGGAAGTCTTCATCGGGACGCGGACGAAGTGCTTGAAGCCATTCGGAATGTCCGTACCGAGGAACCAAGCATCAGCGTCGGTCAGGTAGTGGTTAACCATGTAACCACCCGGAACCGCCGACATCGACTTAATCGCGTTGATGTCGTTTTTCGCGAATGCAGCGGAACCACCAGCAGTCGTGGACAGTTCAGATTGCATCAGGCGCTCGGCAACAAACTGGAGGTCCGAAGGAATAACCAGTTTTTGGGGACGGGCGGCAATCTTGAGACCACGCTCGTCTGTCCACTTGCCGATGGCGATGATGCCAGCCTCAAGCGAGGTTTCGTTCAGGTCAACTGCAACCGACGGACGGTTGCCATTGGTGCCACCGTTCACCAGCGGGTGAGCAGCGTTGAACAGCGAGACGCCGTCACCACCAGTTTGACCAGTGAAGCCCTCATTGAAGAGTGCTGCACCTTTGACTTCCTTGGTGTGCTGGAAGCCACGGGCCAGAGCCTTGGTGTAGCGAGCCGAGAGGCTGTCGTAGAGGTTGTCCTCTACAGCTTCTTCGGTGATGCTGAAACCAAGAGCAATGGTTTCGTGCGTATACCGTGAGGTGTACGCCTCTTGTGCGTCATCATAGCTGATGGCAGCGCCTTCGTCCTTTACAGGGGCGGCACCAAAGCCCGACAATTTGGTCTCTTCCTCAAACGAACGGTCTGAGTTTTCAACCTCGAAGCACGACCGCCATTCTTCGGGGTAACGTGCATACTCCATACCGAACAGAGCGTTCAAACCCGGCAGGAGTTCTTTCATTAGCTGCGCTCTTGCGATAGCCATTTTCTAACTCCCTTAGGTGATTGTGTCTGTGGTGAGGACGTTCTCGGCCATGTTCATCATTACGATGAGGTCCGTTTTGGCATCGCCAACGGATGAGCCGACACGGTCCACGAAGTCCACAATCTTGAACAGTTCGCCGCCAACAGAAGCCGTAGATGCGTCTGCCTGAAGGCCGGAGTTACCAGTTACGGTAGAACCAGCTTGCGTCTGAACAAGGTCGATTGTCATGCCGAGGCTGGTCTGTGCGACTGCGCCGTCAGCTTGGACTTCATACAGAGTGAAGGGGTTGATAGCTACGATTGCCTGAATATCGTCAGCAGCAATCGAGCCGGGGTAATACTGCTTGTGAGTATGCTGACCGGTGTTCGGGTCGGTGTAGGATACACCGAGGAAAACACCAATCGGGTTTACTTCACCAGCAGCAGTTTCACGGACGAGGTGTCCATCATCCGTGGAGTTCGCGACATCAGCGAGGCCGACGACATCACCATTGAAGATAGCCGTGCTATATCCTGACTTGATTTTCATCAAACGTGTAGAACCAGCAAACGGCATACCCCCAAGGAGGCCGACCGGCTTCAGGCCGCGAGGGGCTGAAGTA